GGCCGGCGACGTCTCTCGCGCCCGACAGCGTTCGGATCCGGTATCGCACCGGGTATGCGAAGCGCGACGAGGATGGCGAGCCGGTCCTCGACGATGCCGGTAAGGTCGAAGCGGCGGCGCCCCCCGCGCTGAAGCACGCAGCGCTCCTCCTACTCGCGCACCTCTATGAATACCGGGCAGCAGCCGTGCCGGTGGGTAGCGCCGTGACGCTTCCTCTCGGCTTCGAGAGCCTCGTCCAGCCCTTCCGGGTGTGGTCCTGATGGACGCTGGCAGGTTGGACAAGCGCGCCGTCGTCATGCGGCGCCCGATCATCACGGATGACGCGGGCGACGACACGGGCCAGCGCGGGGACTACGCGCCCGCGATGACGCTCTGGGCGAACTACAAGCCGCTGAGCGCACGCGAGGCCGCGGAGGGCGGCCGGGCGCAGAACGTCGAGACCGGCACGCTGACGATCCGCGACAGCGTTCAGGCACGCACCATCACGAACGGTGAGCGCATCGTGCTCCAGGGTCGGGACTTCGGCGTCACCGGCGCCGGCCTGCCGGACCGGCGCACGGGCATGATTCAGCTTAACATCTCGACGGATCTCGGAGGGCAGTGATGCCCGATATTGGAGCGACCTTCGGCTACCTCGGGCAGGGGCAGGCCGCCCTCGATCTGACCGGCGCGGCTCGCGGGTTCGACCGGTCGCCCGGGCTGCTGTCGGGGCTGCGCCTGATCGACACCGTCGCCGGCATTGTCGGCGTCGACCGAATCTCGGGCCAACTCGCGAAGTACGCGGTGAAGCTGGCGCTGAAGGGTGACCAGGCCTCCCTGCATGCGGCGCAGGAGATGGTCGAGCTGATGCGGTCCCGGGTGCCGGTCGACAGCGGATTGCTGCTGAACGGCATCGGCTACCGGCGCGAGGGCGGCTTCTTCGTGGTCGAAGCCACGGCCGACCGCGGCGGCTACGACTATGCCCTGGCAGTCGAGGCCGGCCACCATGCCGGCGGCACGCACGCCGACGGGGACTTCTTCGCGGACACGACCGGCAAGGGCGGTCGGCAGGTGCGCCAGTCGCAGGAGAGCGACGTGCCCGGTCAGCCCTTCTTCTACGGGTCGGTGCGCGAGGCGCTGTCGGACTGGAGCAGCGAGCTCGGTGCCAGCATCGGCGCGGCGGCGCGTGAGGAAGGGCTCTGATGGCGGCGACGACCACCTTCGAGCTCGCCCTGCGCGATGCGATCCGCGCCCGGCTGAAGGCCGACGCCGGCTTCAACGCGCTCGCGGCGAAGCGGATCTACGACGAGGTGCCAACCAGCAGCGGCAAAGCCATCCCGCTGCCTACGGATCCCGTGCCGCCCTACGCCTACTTCGGCCCGATCCGCCGCTCGAACAAGGTGCTCGACTGCAGCGAGTCCTGGACGATCCAGGCGCGCCTCTACGCCGTGTCGACCACCTTCAACCGCGACCAGGGCTGGCTGCTCATCGACGCGATGGTTGCCGCCCTCGACCAGCTTGAGCAGCCCGACCTGCCGCTCGCCGATCCCTACAGCCTGCGCACGCCCATCGTGGTCGGCCAGGCCGGGGACGTGATCGACCCGCTCCAGGCGAAGTCGGTCTTCTTCGACCTGACCACCACCATAGCCCGGCCTCTGCCGGGACAGGAGGACTGACCATGGCAGAGCCCGCGCTGCTTCCCGGAAACCGATTCCGCGCTTACCGTGGATCGGGTTCGCCGCTCGCCTACGCCTTCGTCTGCCTCGCGCAGTCGATCACTCTGACGCTCACGAACAGCTACGAGGACGCCACGGTCGCGGACTGCGACAACCCCACGGCCGTGCCGGACCGCAAGAGCGTTCTGACCTCGCGGTCCTGGGGCGGTCGCATCGCCGGCCAGGTGGCGGCGGATCACCTCGATGACCTGCGGGCGGACGCCGCGAGCGAGGATCCGATCCCCTACCAGTTCCGCACCGACCCGAAGACGGGTGCCGGCGCTGGCAACTGGACCGGGAACGTGTTCGTCGAGAGCCTGGAGCTCACGAAGTCGAACAACGGCATCGTGAGCTTCACCTGCCAGTTCCGCGGCGATGGCCCGCTGGCCTGGACCGCCGGAGCCAGCACGTGAGCGAGGCGGACACCTCCCGCACAATGGTCACCGCGCCCTTCGCCGGGCGCGAGTGCAACTTCCAGCTTCGCCTCGGCGAGATGGCCGAGTTGGAGCGGCTGACCGGGGCGGGGATCGGCGCGATCTTCATGCGCCTCGGCACGCACCAGTTCTCGCACCGAGACATCTGGGACACGATCCGTCTCGGGCTTGAGGGTGGAGGCATGAGCGGCTTGGCGGCGTCGGCGCTGGTGCTGCGCTACCAAAGCGAGCCCCTGATGGACTACCTGCCCCTGGCTGGGCAGATCGTGGCCGCGGCAGTGAACGGCGTCCCGAAGGGAAAAGCCGAGGCCGAGGGGGAGACGACCGCCGACCCGGCGACCTCTCGGTCTTCATCGGCGCCGGGGCGGTCGCGGGGTTCTCGCCGGAGGAAGTCCGCCGAATGACGCTGGCTGAGTGGCACGTCGTCATCGAGTCCTTCATCGCTGCCAACAGCCCGCCCGAAGAGGGCAGCAGCGAGGATGAGTTCATGGCGGTGCTAGCCGAAGAGATGGCGGCGGGACGGGCTTAGGGAACGCCGTAGTCTACCACCTCCGCGCTCACGGATGTGCCTTGATCGGGCATGAAGCCGAGGCGAGCATCCTTGAGCCTCTTCGACCCTTTGGCCGAAATCAGTTCGTAGTAAGTCCTGTCGCGCGAACCTATCATCGACCCGCTGTTGCCGTAGAAGGTAAAACGGATCGTAAAATCTTTGATCGCGAAATCGTTCTTATTCTCAACAGTAAACGAACCGGTAAGTGGGTCGCCGCTGGTGCCACGGAACACGCGCTTCGTCACCGGCAGGCGTTCAAGAACCTCCCATCTGTAAACCGTGGGCTTCGCGGGCGCGGCTGGAGGTGCTGCGCTTGGCGCAGCGGCCGGAAGATGCGGCTGCGGCCCCTCACGGATCACCGCCACGACTCCCGCCAAAACGATCAGTCCCGCGATCGTCCCGAGGAAGCGTGAGAAGCTGACCATGCTTGAGGCGTCCTAG